CTAAAATCAATCAAAAATGACTAGCACCGAACTTAAAGAGTTAGTAAAAGCCCATTTTTCATTGACAGAAGCCCCCACTAAGGAAGCATTTGGTGAGATTATGGATGAGAACAAAGCGTTCACCATCCTATTCCCAGGTGACAGACTCGAGGTAGGAAGCGAAGTTAGAGTTAGAACAGCAGACGGACAAGAACTTACAGCACCTGATGGCGAGCATCGCTTAGAGGATGGGGCTATCATTAAGGTTGAGGACGGAAAAGTTGTTGAATACACTAGCGAAGCCGAAATCGAGAAAACCGAAGGTGAGGAACTTGCTGTTGATGGCGAAGTTGAACAACCAGCACAAATCGAAGGTGTTGAAGTTGAAAAACAAGGCGACAAAGTAATGACAGCTAAAATGGCTGGCGATACTGAGGAAGAAATCGAAGCAGAAATGGCTGAAGAAGAAATGCCTGCGGGTGTAGCTGAAGTAGCTGAAGCTGTAATCGAAGCAGTAAAAGAAGAAATCGAAGCTATGAAGGCTGAGATGGCTACGTTGAAGGCTAAAATGGCTGAATACGAAGATTCACCTGCTACTGAGAAGGCAATGCCTGAAATGATGAGAGAAGATAAAGCACTTAAGCCAACAGCTGATGTTTTCAACAAAACACGCTTTGACTTGGTGATGGAAAGATTTTCCAAAAAATAAAAATAAAAATAACTAATAAAAACGTATTAAAATGAGTTTAAACGTATCAGCCCTTAACGACTTCTCAAATGAAGTAGCGGGCAAAATCGTTCCTAAAATCGTTTATACCGGCAACACAGCCGAGTATACATCGGTTCAAGAAGGAATCAAATATATGGAGCCTCTTAACTTGTTCGAGGTTGACTTATACATTCAAGAAGGCTACGGCTGTGCTACAACCCCTTCAGGTTCAGCTACCTTCACACAACGCAACATTCAAGTTTGTGGGCGTCAATCATTTGACTCACTTTGTTTGAAAGACTTAGACACTAAATACTTAGGTATTTCTTCTTTGGACAGAGGTTCTTACAACACTACTTGGAAACTTGCTGAAACTTATAGTGAGTTGATTGTTAACCAAATGAAAAAGGCTAACGATACATTCCTTTGGAACGCTACTTCATCTGTAGATTGTTCTGCTGGTTTGATTGAACTTACAGGTGCCGGAACAGGTGTTGTTGAAGTTGCTTCAGCTACTACTGCTTCATTGGCTGTATTGGACACTATGATTGACGCTATCCCAGCTGATGTTGCTGATAGAGACGATTTAACATTGTTCATGTCTGTAGGTAACTTCCGTAAGTTTGTTGCTTCTGTTCGCACAGCTAACTCATACTACTTCAACCCAGAATCTGTTGCTAACCGCGGTGGTATCCTTGATATGGTTTACCCTTACCAAAACGTTCGCGTTGTTGGAACTGCTGGTTTAGGTTCATCTAACCGCATGGTTTTAGCACCTGCTAAACAAATCGTAGTTGGAACCGACTTAGTAAGCGACGTAGATAACTTTGCTTTGTGGTATGATATCAATACAGATTCTTTGCGTCATAGACTTTCTATGAAGTTGGGAGTTCAAATCGCGTATCCAAGTTTCGTAGTAAGCAATATCGCCTAATCATTAACACTTAAAACCAGAATATTATGTCAACATGTGATATTACATCAGGATTTACACTCGGCTGTAGAGATAACAGCGGTGGTATTAAAAATCTATACATTCTTTCTGGTTCTGTAGACACCATTACGGATGCTAGTGAAGGTTTAATCAATGCTATTTCGGGTTCTGGAACTTTTTACAAGTTCGAGTTATTCCGTCAAACCAGCGATTACACAGAAACCATCACTTCAACTCCTGAAAATGGAACTATTTTCTACGAACAAAGCGTTAATGCTATTTTCTTTAAGCTTCAGTCAGCTACAAGAAACCAAGTAAAAGTCTTAGCACAGAACCCTAACCTTAAAGTCATCGTTGAAACCAATAATGGTTCAGTTGATGGTATAGGTAAGTTCTTCTACTTAGGACAAGAAAATGGTTTACAGCTTACTGGTGGAACAGGTGCTACTGGCACCTCGTTCGGTGACTTATCGGGCTATACATTGAACTTTGTAGGACAAGAACCAGAACCTGCTAGCGAAGTTAGCGGTAGTGATTTAACGGCAGTATTGTCAGGAATCACACTCGCTTAATAAGCGAACATTTTTTTATATATTTTAGGGAAGGGGGGCTTAACCGCCCCCCAAACCTAAAGTTTAATCAACATCAAGAACTATGCTTAGATTAAACAAATCTAATGACACCCAAACATTGGCAATCCACCTTGACACTACTGCGTCAATGGCGGAGATGCCTTCATTAGTCTTACAATATTCACAATCATATGATTTATCAAATGGTAATATTGAGATGTTTGTAGATGAGAAAAAGGGAAAATATTGGATAGGAACTATCAGCGGTTCACAAATGCCTTCCCCAAGCGGGCAATATGATATTAATATCTACAGCGGTTCATTTGAAAGTGCTATATGGAGTCAAGTAGACATATCTTGGGGTGCTTATAATGAGATTTGGAGTTCAGCGGGGGTATTCTTACCTTCAGGAGACTTACTTAGAACTATCCGTGCTTGGGTTTCAGGTTCTAATGATGTAGCATTTACAACTTA